AGAGGTTATGAAGGTAGGTCCTTATGTGAAGGATGTTAAGGAAGGACAATGGATTCTTGTAAGACATGATGTACAGCCTGGACAATTCAAGTATCAGGACGAACTGTTTTACATGTTCCAAGAGTCTGATGTTGTCGTGACATTTGATGAGCAACCTGATTATGAAGATATAATGGGTAGCGATACTGCAATTGTACGCGATCTTACAGAGTATGTAAGGGTGGATAAGTTGAGTAAGGTAAAAGCTAAGATCACCGAGAAGGATGAGTCTGAGGTTCTTGCTGAGACAACTACTATTCTTGATGCTGATGGTAATGCGATATAGATGAAGCATATGTTTGAGATGGATGAGCAGGGGGAACTTACTATTTCCCCGCAAATCCTGATGATCAAGGAGTTTGCAGAACTTGCCAAGAAAAGAGGCAGAAAGGGAAAGGCTAAATTGAATGCCGAGCTTTCTGCCGTTTGGTTTTTTGTAGATATGCGTTCTCCATATATGCGAATGGATGAAGAGGAACGATGGGATTACATCAAGGATGATGTGCTCTACATGTTTCCTGATTGGGAAGTTGACCAATTGATAAATGCCTGTATTGAGAAATATAGGGAGATGAGCAGAACACGTTCTATGGATACGTTGGAGTCTGCTTGGAAAGCACAGACAGAGTTGGATGGCTTTCTTAGTAATGTTGATCTGAATGAGCGTGATAACAATGGTAAGCCAGTGTTCAATGCGAAACAGATAATGGATATGATAAACTCTTTGCCTAAGACTGTCAAGTCATTGCAGGATACGCAGAGATTAGTGGAGACTGAAGTAGCTGAGAACCTGATACTGAGAGGTGGAAGGGAAAAAGCTGAATTTGAAGATGAAGAACTCAACCCAGACTGATACACACGAAGAGAGGTCGTTACTTGACGATCTGCGTTTCGATGTGAGTGTACGTATCAACTCGTTGGAAGATGAGGAGTTACGTGCAGATATCATTCAGGCTATTGATGAGATACCTTTTATATATAAAATGTTGTCAAAGGATAGACCTTACGCAAAGGATCTATCGAAAGATGAAGATGGTAGGATAGAGGTTGATATCGTATCTCCACATATCCTTGAAGATATGGACTTTTTCAGGGAGAGAGCATTATATTTTAAAAAGCACGGTAAGTATACGGACTTAGTTCCAAATAGATTTCCTTCTTCGCGTTACATGAAGTTCTGGCGTGAGGAACAGCGTAGGTGTAGAGAGGGTCTGATACGACCTTCTGATGGTGAATGGATACCAGGGTATTATTATTGGTATCTGAATTACTGCCCGATACTGATGACACAGGAAATACCACAATCTGTAGAGGATCTTGAAGAGCAGGTAGGTAATATAAAGGCTGACCGTGTGGAGGACTTTCCAAGAGTTTGGGACAGTGATTATCTGTGGTATCATTATGTTGAACAGGCAGAACAGCGTGGTATGCACTGTGGAAACCTTAAGACAAGGGGTAGAGGCTACTCGTTCAAAGGTTCTTCTATGGGTACACGTAATTATTATCATTTTAAGCGTTCAAAATCGTTTGCAATAGCATCGGAAGGTGAGTATCTGTACGATGATGGTATTCTGAGTAAGGCATGGGATACACTTAACTTTATAGATAACCACACACCTTGGAGAAAGTCTCGTGATTATGCGGATAGGAATGATCACAAAAGAGCATCCTACAGAGATCCGAGAACAAAGACTGAAAAGGGTATAAAGACCGAGATAATCGGTGTGTCTACCAAAGGACAGCCAGAACGTGCAAGGGGAAAACGTGGTAAGTTACTTCTGTTTGAGGAGGCTGGAAAGTTTCCGCATTTGAAAAAGACGTATGCAATTGCAAGACCTTCGGTTGAGCAGGGTAAAATGACATTCGGTACCATTGTAGTGTGGGGAACTGGTGGTACAGAGGGTGCTGACTTTGCAGGTATGCGTGAATTGTTCACCAAACCTGATGCATATAACATATATGCACTACAGAACGTGTTTGATCGCAATATGCCAAAAGGTACAGTATGTGGTTACTACTGTGGTGAGTATATGAACCGTGAAGGTTGCTATGATGTCAATGGTAACTCGGATATTGTAAAAGCATTGATCGAAGTGTTTAATGCACGTGCAGTTATTGCCAATAGTACTGACGATCCGAATGCATTGATACAGGAAAAGGCTGACCGTTCCATCACACCGCAGGAAGCGATGATGAAAAAGGAGGGTCATCTGTTCAATGTGGAGGATATGCGTATACATCTTGCGGAGGTAGAAACAAATCCTAAAAAATATACCGATGCTACATGGAAGGTAAAGCTTTACTTTCAGGATGGTGAGGTAGCTTGGAAACTAAGTGATAATTATCCAATACGACAGTTTCCTGTCATGGATATCAAAGATCTTGAGGGATGTGTTGAGATATTCGAGCATCCGATAAAGGTTGACGACCATATACAGTCAAATGTTTACATAGCAGGGTGTGACCCTTACGATGATGATATGTCAATAGGGCCATCATTGGGAAGCATTATTATAATGAACCGTCTTACAGGCAGAATAGTTGCTGAATATACTGGAAGACCGAGAACTGCAGAAGCGTTTTATGAGATCTGTTACAGACTGATGAAATACTACAATGCAAAGTGCAACTACGAGAATAATAAGAAAGGTATGTTCCAATACTTTGACAGGATAAATGCTACATACATGTTGTGTGATACACCTGGTATCCTTAGAGATATGCAGATCACTAAGCGTGTAGGTTACGGAAATTTTGCAAAAGGAACGCATACCACCAAAGCTGTGAACGGATGGAGAAACAGTCTGATACGTTCATACCTTATGGAACAAGCTTACGGCAAAGAAGAAGGAGAGAGAAATTACAGTACGATAGTATCACCAGCAATGCTCAGAGAATTGATTGCATATGATCCAATTGTAGGCAACTACGATAGGATCTCAGCGTTGGGTATGTTATTGATCTATCGTGCTGACCTTGAAAAATACGGCATTGAAGATGAAGACTTCGATGGCATTGATAGTGTTAAAAAACCGATAGACTCATTCTTTTTGCGTGTAAGACCCAGCATGAGCGACAGATTTGTTTCTGCTGAAAACGAAGAAAGAATAGATATTAGATCAAGAATTAGAAGACGATGATCATAATTGGAAATAACGAGGACTTTCCCTCTCAAAAGAAAAGTGAAAAACAAAAGACCGAAAAGTGGGCAAAAAAGTGTGTACGTGCTGCCACAGATATGGGTCTTTACAGTAGTGAGTTTTACGGTGAATACCGTGAGATAAGAACTAATATGGATCTGTACAACAACATCCTTAATAAGGATGATATGTTGACAATGTGTGATCCGTTCGGTCTTACAAATAACGATTTTCCGTTTGAACCTGCACACTACCCTGTTGCAAACAACAAGATCAATCTGCTCTTAGGTGAGGAGATGAAACGTAAGTTTGATTGGAAAGTAAGGGTTATTAATCAGGATGCAGTTACAGAAAAAGAAAAGAACATAACAGATGAAATACGCAACAGGTTTGTTGAAATGATGACATCTGGTGTTCCTCAAGAACAATTGGCTGAAAAGGTTCAAGAGCTTGATAATTATCTTAGATATGATTATCAGGATATGCGTGAAAGAAGAGCTACTCAGCTTTTGAATCATATGATTGAAAAGGAGAATCTTAAGTACAAATGGAATATGGGATTCCTTGACGGTCTTGTTTCAGGTAGAGAAATCTATAGTCTTGATATTGTAAACGGTGATCCAAGAATCAGAAAGTGTAATCCTGCAAACATTAGGATTATCCGCAAAGGTCAATCTGTAGATGTTCAGGATGCTGATATTATTATTGAGTGGGGATACCATTCAAGAAATAATGTGCTTGATGACTACTCAGATTATTTAAGCGAAGATGATATAAAAGAGATTGAAAGAATGGATACTACTTTGAGTGCAGGTACTGATGAAGCTGTAGCTCAAGGTAAAGAACCTGATCTTCTTGCTGGAACATTCAGTATGATAGAAGATGCAGACGGTAATCTAGTACCTTCTAATCTTAGTAATGCTGAGATGCTATTGAGTCCTGTACTTGAGGACGGTAGTGTGCTTGTAACAAGAGTGGTTTGGGCATCTTACCGTAAGATCGGTAAACTGAAATACTATGACCGTAAGACAGGTGAGCAGCTTTACAAGTTTGTAGATGAGTTCTACAAGCCACGTGTAAAAATGGGTGAAGAGATCGAAAAGTATATATGGGTAACTGATTGGTGGGAAGGTACACGTATCGGTGAGAACATATTTGTTAAGATGCGTCCGTTCCCTGTAAAAGCATATGGCATCAACAATCCTACAGGAACATTGTGTCCGTATGTAGGTGGTGACTATACTCAGGAAGGTGAACCTACTACATCATTGATGGCAAGGATGAAACCTTACTCTTACTACTATGACTTCTTAATGTTCAAGCAGTGGGAGACACTTACCAAGCACAAAGGTGTTGTAGGATATCTTGATCTTGCAATGATACCTGAAGGTTGGGAGACCGAAGATGCACTTTACTTTGCTGATAAGATGGGATGGTTACCTATTGACTCATTTAAGGAGGCAAGAAAAGGAGCAGCTACAGGCACACTTGCAGGTAACATGAATGCGAACAGAGCACCTATGAACTTTGACATGGGTAACTATCTGCAGCAAAATATGATGATACTTAACTTTATTAAGGAGGAAATAAGTAACATTTCAGGTGTAAGTAGACAACGTGAAGGTGCTATCTCAAGCAGCGAGCTTGTAGGTAATACACAGCGTTCTGTAATGCAGTCATCACATATTACTGAACTTTATTTTCAGTTTCACGAAAGAATAAAGGTTTCAGTATTGAAAGCTACGCTTGAGGTTGCAAAACATGCATATCGTGATAGGTCATTGAAAGTACAATACGTTACTGACGACATGTCTCAGGTTCTTGCAGAAATAGATGGTGATATGATACGCGAGATAGATTACGGTATAACCATCGGCTCAAGTATGGAGTATCAGCAGTTGCAACAGACAATGATCCAACTTGCACAGGCTGGTCTGCAGAATGATAAGGTTAACTTTTCACAGATAATGGATATTCTTACTGATCCGAGCATCAGTTCGGTAAGACGTAAGATAGAAAATGCTGAACGTCAGAAAATGGATCAAATGAGACAGGACTCTGAACGACAGCAGCAAATGATGCAACAACAGCAGCAAATGGCGCAGCAGGTTGAAGCAATGAGGAATGAGGGTAAGCAACAAGCAGAACAATTCAAAGCTGATCTTGCTCTTGAACTCGAAAGGGTACGTAATGAAGGAAAAATAGATCTTGAAAAAGTAAAATCTCAACTTCAGAAAGACCTTAAAATGACAGAATCTTCGGATACTGTTATGAAAACGATGAGTGATGTTGAAAAACTCGGTATGCAATTGAAGCATGAGGCAAAAGAGAACGAGTTGGATAGACAAAGTGAGGAAGAAATCGAAAAAATGAAACTCGAAAAGTCTATAAAGACCAATGGTTCTCGATAGAAGAGGGTGTTGACATCGGATATTAATTAATATAATTTTGTAAATTATAGCAAATGGAGTTTAACAACGAAGAAACTTTAGGAGGTTTTAACTTTGACATTGAAGGTGTTGAAGATGCTGGAACCTTTGAAATTGAATTGAAAGAAGATGCCCCTGCATCTGCTGCTGAATCTGCCGTAAAAGCAACAACTACAGACGGTGAGCAGGAAGAAGCAGACAGTACATCTTCTGAAGGTACGTTTGAAATCTCAATGAAAAATGAGATCAGTGGGTCCGATATGGAGGGAGAAACTGCTGAAAACGTACTTGAAGATATGCCGTCCTCTGAGAGTGCTCCCTCTTCTCCTCTTTTAACAAGACTTGCCTCGGCACTTTATAAGGACGGTGTTCTTACTGGTGTGAACGAGGAGGAAATCAAGGACGTAGATATTCCAAAACTTGCAGACATGATAAAAGGTACTATCAAGCAGAATGAATATTCTGATCTTGATCCTCGCACAAAAGAAGCATTGAATGCTATCCGTGCAGGTGTACCTGTTGAGAATGTTGTAAGACACCATAATGCTGAGACCAAACTCGCTGACTTTACTGAAGAAAGATTCATTGAATCTGATACCGATGAAGAAGCTGTTGCTGAAGAAAAGAAAACAGTTAGGCAGAGTTTGATCTTTAACGATCTTATTGCAAGAGGTTACTCTAAGGAAGATGCTCAAAGACGCACCAACCAATCCTTTAACTCAGGGGATGATGAGGCTGATGCAAAACTTGCACTCAATAGTCTTAAGCAGATTGCGGAACAGCGTAAGCAAGCCGAGATTAAAGAAGCTGAAGCCAATAGAGCTGCACATGAAGAGCGTAGGAATGACCTTATGAAAAGAGTTGCAGAATTAAAGGAAGTTATGCCTGGTGTTCCTGTAACTGAAGAAACTGCAAAATGGATGGCAGAAGCGATGACAAATCCTACAGGACGCTCAGAGAACGGTGCGCTGCGAACAGTTGTTTCGGACAAACGTGCTGAGAATCCTTTTGATTTTGATACGCGACTACACTATTTTATAAAAATGGGACTCTTTGACGAGACTCCCGATACGTCCCTGTTTACAAAACGCTCTATGAGCAATGCTGTGCAGGAACTAGAGAAGAGCCTTTCTAATGAAGGGATCTATGAAGCAGGGAAGGGAGCTTCCCTAGAGAGTATCACCGAAAGGGAAATGAAGGAAAATTACCTTCGTCTTCTTGACGGTGTTGATATCTAATTTTAATTGAAACAAAAATAAGCTAAAAAAATGGCACTTCAATTTTCAGAGTTTCAAATGTATGATGCGCAGCACTGGTCAGGATTGACAACTGCTAACCATCTACATAGCATTTATCAGGGTCGTCCACAGAAGGCTACTGATATTATGCGAAGAATCCACACTACCAACTTCGGTACTGATTTGGATTCTCAACTTTCAAAGTACAAGGTTAAGTACCTTGACACAGATGATGATTTTACATGGGAACTTGTTGGTTCTGGTAAGAAGAATGTTCCTCTTATTGAGGCACGATTGACTCCAACAGGATCTGCTGTTGCTGTAGGTGATGAGCCAGGAAAGAACGTTACTTCTTTCTACATGGTATTCCCAGAGCGATGGTTCACTGATGAGCACATCATTGTAGGTCACAAGAATGAGTTGTATTCTCTACAGATCCAAGGAGATCCTGTAGCTGACGGTACAAACTGGATGTATGAGGTTAAGTTGATCACTGGTGATCCTGATCTTTTCGTACCTGTTGCTGAACTTGCAGCTGGTAAGCGATGGAGCCGTGAGTGGTCTCTTGTTGAATCTACTCTTTCTAAGAAAGGTGGTGGTATCAACTTTGAGTCTCCATTCGGAATGAGAAACACTTTCTCAATGATCCGTATGCAGCACACTCTTCCTGGAAACATGATTAACCGACCATTTGCTACAGGATTCAAGATTAAAGATCCAAAAAGCCAAAAGCTTGAGAATTTTGTTACTTGGATGCAGTACGAAGACTACGTATTCGATCAGCAGTATCGTCTTGAGAAGAACAGATTGATCATGTTCGGACGATCTAACCGAGGAGCAAACGGACAGTACTACAACTTCGGTAAGTCAGGTCACGTTAAGAAGCAAGGTGCAGGTATCCGTCAGCAGATGGAGTCTTCAGGTACTGAGTTCTACAGCGATTTCTCTATCGAGTGGTTGCTTTCTACTTTGACTGACCTTTCTGAAGGAAAGCTTCCTACAGACCAGCGTCACTTTGTAGCTCGTACAGGTGAGCGAGGAGCTATTCAGTTCCACCTTGCATTGGAGAACCACTCTCAGTTGTTCACTCCATTGTTCAACACAAGCCGTATGTTCTCAACTTCTGAGAACGGAGGAATGGCAGGAGTTAAGATGGCATACGGTTACGGAGGTCAGTTCCTAGATTATATGGGACCTAACGGAATCCGTTTCTCTATCTCTGTAGATAGCAT